GCCTCAAGATCGGCGATCTCGTCTGTGAGCCTATCAACATCCTCAGGAGATGTCGCGGCCCGTCTCTGGCGCTCGAGGCGCTTGATCTTCCCATCGAGGCCCGCGTCCGGTCGAACATCAGCCTCCGCCTCGGCAATGATCTCCTGCGCCCGCTGCACTTGCAGATCGGGGGCGAGGGTCTCCGGGAACTCGATCTCGGTCTGACGCTCGACGGCGCGCTCGCGTGCCGCGCGTTGCTGCTCACGCCGGCGCTGAACCTCGGTCTGCTTGTCCTGCCCCTGCACGGACCTGAGAGCCTGGGCGGGGGTCTCTCCCTGGACCTTGATGCGCGCGTCGATCCGCGCCTGCTGGCGCTCGGCCAGCGCCTCGTCCAACTCGCGCTGCGTCTCTGCCTTGCGTTCCGGGTTGGTCGTTGCCTCGACGCGGGTCTGCAGGCGCTCGACCTGCCCCTCGGCGGTGTCGAGGCGGTTGGCGATCTGCTCCGCAGCCTCGGCCGACAAGTCCTTCGGTGGCTGCAAGCCGCGCTTGGCCAGCCGGTCAGCAGCTGCGCGCCGGCGCTCATTCTCCTGCGCGTTCCGCTCCCGACGCACATCCTCGAGAGTTTTCGGGGCGCCCAGGAAGACACCGATCTCGTCGATCTTGTCGTCCATCTGCTTGTTGACCTGCTCCCGCAGGACCGTGACGGTCTCCTCGTCACCACCCTGCGCGTCGATCTCCCGCATGTGCGCCGACCGGGCGCGCTCGATGCGCGACAGGCGGCCCACCGCATCACGCAGCTTGGTCATCCCCTCCGCCGTCTTCGACAGCTCCTCGAGTTCTTGGGTTCCCATCCCCATCGGCTCGAGCACCTTCGCAGCGACACGAACCTCCTGCGCCGCCTTCTGGTTGGTGATCTGCTGCTGCCTGCCGCTGGCGACACCACCAACACCACCACCGAGAGCGCCACCCGCCAGCATGGAGATGGCTGCGTCCCTGCCGTAACGGTCGATCAGCCACGGCATCAACGTGGCGTGATCCTCCTCGTTCAGCTTCGCCCGAAGCTCGTCGTTGAGGTAAAGCTCTTCGAGCGCGAGGTCTGCGACCTCCTGCGTCCCTTCCAACAGGCCCGTCTTGGCCCCGCCGGTCACCAACGCCTTCACAGCACCCTGCACCTTCGGTGCCTGCACCCCAAACTTACCCAGGATGTTCAGGGCCGGAATGCTCTCCAGCGCGCCACGCAGGGCCGCCTGTGTTCCGTTGCGAGCCTTGACCTCGGGGTCCGTGGGGTCGAGGCCGCGTGCCGCAAGGTCATCATCCGTCTCGAAGTAGGAGGACGTGCCAAAGATGAAGCCGCCCAGCGCCGCTCCACCCGTGGCGAGTATCCGCTTCACAGCCGCGGGGTTGGCCAGCCGGCGGCCGCCAGGAATGGCCTTCAGCGCCACCTCGCCCACCTTGTCGAGGCCGATGGCCCGCGCGCCGGGGGATAGTGCCTCGTAAGCAGCCCGACCGGTCAGCTGACCAGCCTTCGCACTTGCGACTGCACCAGCAAGGGCGGGGGAGCTTTCAACGATGGCCTGCGTCACGTCGCCCGCAAGATGACCGACGTTACCGATCTCGCCAGCCTCCGCCCTGCGCGCCCGGTCGGCGAACATATCGGCGCTGGCCTGCTCCTGCTCGGCGGTCGGACCGATGTAGCCGGCAATGCCCTCGGTCGTGTCCTCGATCCCTTCGTTGCCCGTGAGGTCGGTCAGGATCGCACCAGCACCGGAGATGAAGTCGGACGCCGTGCGCCGCACAGCGCCAGGCAGTAGCCCGAGGTAGGATGTGTCTTCGGCTGCGGTAGCAGGGGCGACCGTGACCGGCACATCCAGATCTGGAGGGGCCGCAGTTACACCAACGGCAGCCGCCGCATCCGCAAACGACATACCCTGCTGTCTAAGCTGAATGAACTGCCGGTTGCGATCCTGCATGGTCAACGGCGGTGGGGCCGTCTCGTTGAGGCCAGCCCCCGCCACCGGAGCGCCATAACCCAAGCCTGCCTGGTCCATCAGTCCCCCGGTTTATGCGCCAACGGTGGCGAAGATGTTGGGCTGGTAGACCAAGTCCAACGCTTTCTGGTAAGCCTCGGCCTCCGACATTCCCTGCGCCATGAAGTTCAGCTGCAGGATCTCGAGCTGCTCGATCTTGTCAGGCAGATCAGCACCACCCGCACCACCGCTCCGCGCCTGCAAATCCTTGAGGGCCATCTCCTGACGCCAGCGAGCATCCTCGATCGCCATCTGCTGAGCGGCGAAGGCCGCCTCAGCATCGGCAGCATCCGCCGCCTGCACCGAGCCAAGGCCAGCCTGCACACCCTCGCCAAACGCCTGCCACCCATCACCCCGCGACGCGAGCATGGCAGCGCCACCCGTGATCAGCGCCTCTGCCGCCTTGGCGCGCTGCGATGCATCCAGGCCAAGCCTGTCCCGCATCTGACGATTGATCCAGTTCAGCTCTTCCTCAGCGGCGGCCGCATCTTCGGCAAGACCCGCAGGTCCAACGGTCCGCGCCGCCTCACGCGACGCATTGAAGTCACCCTTGGCCCCGGGTGCATCAGGAGCGCCCGTTGTTGCAGGAGCGCCGGTCGCTGGTGCGGTCGAGAGGGGGGTCGTTGCATCGACCACGGGTGCTGCATCCTCGTTCAGTCCGACCGGGCGTGCACGGGGGCGGATGGCATCACGGCTGATGCTGTCGGTCTGCCCTCTCGGGTTCCCGACCTCGTCATTCTCGATAACGGAGGTGATGGCATCATCGCGCGCCTGCTGGTCTTCCGGCGTCGTGGCGGCAAAGGCAGGCCCGAAGAGCCCGCCACCCGCATACTGATCCCCAGGCCCACCAAGCGGCACGTCGCCGGGCGCCATCGGCGCAATCGGCTCGGCCACCGGAGGCGGACCGGCTGACATAGCAGGCATGCCGCCCGAAGGGAGCGACAGGCGTGGGTCCATCGGCGGGGCCGGAGGCCCGCCGAAGTTGGGCTGACCAGATAGGCGCGGGAGAGGTGGCAGACCACCCAGATCCGGCGCACCCCCGAACATCGGCAGAGCGGGCTCCATACCGACACCAGCCAGATTGCCCTGCTGAATGTACTGCGCGACCGTCATGTTGCTGCCGTCAGGGTTCACCCCCAGCGCACCGATCCGCTCCAGCGCCGCAAGCTCCTGCATGCTGGGCATGCCGGCGTTACCGGTGCCAGTGCCAGACCCCATGTCGCCAAGGGGCATGTCGGACATGTCCGCAGGCCCATAGATCGGGGCCGCACCCTCGGTGATCGGTGCAGTCACCGGGTCGAACCCAAGGGTCTCACCGCCCATGCTCCGCATCATCTCGGCATAGGCAGGACCAAAGCCTTCGTCGTTCAGACCAGTGAAGGCACCGGGCCCGAGGAGCGTGTTGCGCCCGAACTGATACGGCATCGCAGCCGCCTCGTCGGTGGTGGTCGCCATGAGGTTCCGACCGATGGTGATCGGGTTGAGCATGCTGTCGGCAATGTCGAGGCCACCCTGCGCCCATCCCGGCAGGCTGTCGTAAGCCCGATGGGGCAAGCTGTTTTGCCGGTTGACTGGGTCAGCGTAGAACTCCGCCTCCCGAGCAAGACCCTCCTGCATCGGCCTGGCGACGAGGTTGTTCCACCAGTTGTCCGACACCGGCGCTTCGCCCGCGTCAGCAGCGCGCGCATACTCGCCCTGATCGCGCAGGTAGTTCATCACGTTGTCAGGCATGCCAGCCGCGGCTGCCGTGTTCTCGATCCCCGCATCGGTCAGTGCGTTGGCACGCCGGCGGTGATCCTCCGCCGCCGCCTGATCGGCATAGAAGGTCGCAGCCTCCTCACCACCCTCAGGATCGGCAAGGATCGCCGCGTGAACCTCAGGGTCATAGGTCGTCTCGACACCGGGAACCTCGGGCTTCTCCGCTCCCTCGCGATAGGCAACGTCGATCATGCCAGCCGCAGGGTCACGCAGAGGCGGGCCCGGAGGGCGCGACGGCGCAGCCGTCGGGTCCAGCGTCGGCTCGGCAACCGGTGCGGCCGATCCCTGCGAGGCCTTCAGCTTGAGGAAAGCCTCCTCGCTCCCGAGCTTCTCGATGACCAGCGCATCCTCTTCGGGCGTGGTCTCTCCACCCATGAGGATGCGGTTCATGATCTCGTTGGCCGCCTGGTTCTCGGCGCTGGCGTTCTTGTTCTCCTGCCACGCGTCCATCATCTCGTTGCCGAGATAGCCAGCACCAAGCGCCACGCCCCCGATGATGCCACCCTTGGCGGCAGTCTTCTTGCGGGCATCCCAGGTCTCGGCCTTTTTCTTCTTCGCGTTCGCGATCCAGTCCTTGGCCTTCTTCTGCGCCTCAGTGACCTCGTTCGTCCGCATCTTCACGAGAGCAGTTTCAGCCGCCTCCTGCCGCTTGGCATAGGCAGCATCGCTCTTGGCCTTGGCCTCGGAGATTTTGCCTGCCTTGCGGAGACGATCAGCCTCCCTGTCCAGCTCAGCCGCGTCTGCGTCGGCCGCCTCAATGGCCCGCTGCATCGTGTCGGGCTTGGCGGCACGCTCAGCAGCCGCAGCCCGTACCTCGCCAACACCCTCGACCCCGCGCTGCCACTCGGGGGTCTTCACCATCCGATCCCAGAAGGTCAGGTTGTCGAACTGCTTGCGGACATCCTTGGCCCTGACCTTGCCGCCAGGGGCGACAGGGATCGGGTCGGGCAGAGGTGTGGCCATCGGCGCAGCCACAGGTGGCCCCGGCGCCCGGACAGGCGGCACTTCGTTCAGACCGGCCGGAGCGGGACGCGTAAACCCACGTCGCGCGAGTTCAGCCTCAGCCTCAGCCTGTTGCCGAAGGAGTTCATCCCACCCAGGCTCGGCGAAGCTGAGATTGAGCCGCCGCGCGCTGTTCAGTCCACCGTCAGCCATCCCAGCCTCCCTAATCCATCAGCCCCGCACCAATCGCGAACAGCTTCGATGCCCGCTCGGATCGCGAAGGTGCGCTCGTCAGCCCCGCCGCCGGAACCGCAGGCTTCGCCTTCGGTTTCGGCGGCTTCATCCCCATCATCTGGTACATGAAGGACTGCATCATGGTGTTTATCGGCGATCCCGCAGGCTTGGCCTCGTTCAGCCCTGCCTGTGGGTTTGGCTTCGGACGAAGCGAGCCGATCATCTGACCACCACCAGACCCGTCACCAGCCCCAGGCTGAGCCATCGGGTTCTTCGCGCCAGGCATCGGCAATCCAGCAGCGCGCGCCCATGATCCCGTGAAGTTCTGCATCTCGCTCTCCTCAGTCCATCAGCTCCGCGCCCATCGCGAGAAGTCGCGACACGCGATCCCACTTGTCATCGACAGGCTGCTCGTTCAGCCCCTGCCCGGGCGCCGGAGCACCCATCGACAGTCCAGCAGCAGATCGAGGCGGCATGTCAAGGCCAGCAGCAGCCCCATCCATCGGCGGCCCACCGCCGCCGCGCGCCCAGATCGGCTCGATATGCCAGTTCTCGTAGTCCATCGGGTAGTGCAGCCCGTGGTTCGCCGCATTCGCGTGCGCCCACTCGCGCGCCGCATCGCTCCCGTACTGGAAGTCGATGGCCAGCCCCTTGTTGTGATACGAACGACCGGGAGGCGCGACCATCCTGCCGGTCTTGTCCGACGCCTCCCACAGCTCACGCTGCCGCTCGGGCGAGCGGTAGGCCGACATGATCAGCAGATCGTCACGAAGGTCCTCCGGCGCTGCGCCGTAGAAGCCCTGCAACGCCTCGACGAACCGAGGGTCGAGGTTGCGCGCATCAGGCCGCGTGGCCCCCTGCACCGCGTGCTGCCAGATGTCGTAGCCGGAGGTTCCAGGTTGGCCCATCAGGCTGCCCTCTGCTTCTTGACCCCAGCATAGGCGCGATTGCGACGGGCAATGTTCTCAGACTTGGTCACCCACTCGCAGTTGCCCGGCTCGTAGCCGAGGTGCGACTTTTCACGGTCGATCTGCAGATCATCCGCATACCCGTTGCTCATGGCCCACTCCCTGAAACGAGAGAAATCCTGCCACTCAGCGCAGAGCGTGACGCCCTTGCCGCCATAGTATTTGTAGATAGCGCTGTTGGGGTTCTCACATCTGGCTTTGATCCCGCACCAGATGCTGTAAAGCCGCGTCCCGACCCCACCATGCGTCGTCTGATCTCGAGCCTCAGCCTGAAGGCAGCCGCAAGAGCGCGTGTTGCCCGACCGAAGATCGACAGTGTTGACGGTGGTCTCGCGACCGCACGAACATCGGCACAGCCAGAGGGCGGTGCCGCGCTTGTTTGATCCGTTCCTACCAAGGACCGTAAGCCGATCAAAGACCTGCCCCTCCAACTTCGCGGCGGCGACCATCACGTATCTCCCTGTCCAGCTGCTTGACTGCAGCAACAACAGTAGCCAGCACAGGAAATGCGTCAATCTCTTTCACGCCATCAGGCCTGCGGTTTAGCACAGCACCTCCGATACCCTCCGCACTTTGCGCGATGAGGCCGGCATGGCGATCTGTCCGGTGCCCATAGCCCGGCTTGTAGCTGTACTCCGCAGGACGAAGGTCTCGAAGGTTCTCGAGGGCTTCTTCCCCGTCCATCTCCTCGATGTCCTCCTTCACCCGCTCGTCGGAGACAGCCGACCAGATCCCGGCCGCCGTCGAGGCCGCACCCAGGATGTTTGAGAAGAGGCTCTTGCCCGGCTGCGTTCCGGTGCTCACACCACCACCCGTCTGCGGAAGCTGGCGGGTGGAGTTGAACACGTCGGTGTACCAGCTCATCGCATCGCGACCCGCTTCGCGGTTCGCTTCGAGCTGCTTCTGCCGGAGGTCACGGTCCATCGCGCCGAAGGTGCTCTGGAACTGGCCCGCCTGGCCTGCCGTCGACATCCCCGACCCCGCCAGGCTCTCCAGCGCGCCTGCCTCGTTGAGCCCCATCTGCGATCCGAACCTGAAAGCATCATCCCTGAGCTTGGCCTCCATCGCGGCACGGTCCATTCCGTGCAGCTGACCCCCGAGCGCATCGGCCACTGCCGCCCGCGTGCCGCCGATCCCACCGATCGCAGCCTCGGATGCCCCGCGCGCCGCCACATCACGAGCGAAGTTGCGGTCCATCCCGGCCAGCGTGGTGTTCACCACGTCATCGGTGTAGCCGGACATGTACCTGTCGCCGCCAATGGCAGCACGGGCATCATCGAGCAGGCCCATGCTCTTGTTTGTCTGGCTGAGGATGCCGTCGAGCGCCGCCTTCTCGTCGTCCGACATGCCGACGACCTGAGAGGGGTTCTTCGACAGCCACTCGGCAATCGCGGCCGAGCTGTCGAGGATGCCCGATCCGGTTTGAGCATCCTCCTGGTAATACTTGGTCACCCAGTCAGGCAGGCCGGCATACGGGTTCTGCGTGGACGTGGTGGTCTGGTTCTTCGGTTTGAACAGGCCGCTCATTCTGCCCCCCTCGGCGCCCGAGACGTGATGTGGCCGTAGCGACCCGAAGGCCACCGACAGAAGCCAACCCGCTCACGATCCCAGACACGCGCATGTGTATACATCGTTTCAGCAACCTCGCGCCCAAGACGCATCGCATTCACTCCCGGCATCGCTACCACGTCCACGATCCAGCACAGCGGACCACGCTGCACGAACTCACGACCGTCAGGTATGCCGTCCGGAGGATAGTCGGGCCAGAACCACGTCACGAAGGCCCGGTAATTGCACAGGAAGCGCAACTGGTTGGTCACGAGCGCCGGGTAGATCACCCGGCGCTCATAGTCGAAGGGCAGGCAGCTCAGGTACTCAGGCTGCGAATGCAGGATATCCTGCACCCGGTCGAGACCAGCTGTCTGCCCCGCGGTGATCATCAGTCCGCCGCGATCGAGGCATCATCAAGCGGGAAGCCACGCAGGCCGACGATGAACGGACCCTGCGTCAGCGCCACACCACGGACCGCGATCGGACGGTCGATGGAGTAGGTCGCGAAGCTTGCAGCCGGCGTGACCGTGCCCGGGACAACCGCAGCAGCAGTGCGAAGGATGACCTCGGGCAGGCCACGGTAAGCCGGCAGGACGATGGCAACCGTGCCGCCGCTCGGCGCGACCATGCCGATGCTGTCGACAGGGAACCAGCCTGCCGGAAGCATGCCGATCACCAGATCAGCCGCGCCCAGGTTCAGGCCCCGGCACTGAATGACCCCCGCGAGGGTCATGCGCGCAATGTCAGCCGGAAGGCCCGGAGGGTTGCTCGCGCGATTGGGCACCGAAGCCGGACGACCACAAGTCGTCCTCATCAGGCCCTGGAAGGTGTTGCGTGCCATCGTGCATCTCCTTTCAAGAGTTTCGGACCGCTTGGCAGGCGACCGATTGCTTCAGTTAACGCTTGTGCCGAAGGAAGGACGGAAGATGCCCGTTGATGGCGAGGTAGAAGTCCCGCACCTCCGGATCCTCGGGCAGCTGATCCCATGGGTCAGGCTGGAAGGCAACCGCCTGCTCGTAGGCGGACGTCTCAGCCGGGGGCTCGACAGGGGGCTCGACAGGGGGCTCGACAGGGGGCTCGACAGGGGGCTCACCCCCGCCCCCTTCGGGCGGCGGGGTCTCTTCCTCGGCGGGCGTGGGCGTATTGGTGGGTTCGACTGTCGTCGCAGTGGTTGGCAGGCCCTCGCCCTCTGCCACTACGTCCTTCGGTTTCTTGGCCATAGTATCCCTCCTCTTGGTTCGGCCCAAAGGCCGTGGGGTAGGTGCACCATATCACCGCTTGCCCGAGACGTCAGCCTCCACGTCAAGCGGGGCAAACCGCAGGTGCGTGCGAATGTTCTGCGCTGACAGGATGAACTGCACAGCCTTGCCGCCAGCGCGCAACTCCCGAAGCATCTTCCCGATCGTGCGCTCGTCGAAGTCCACCTCGGGAACCTCATTCAGATCCATCTGCCCATAGCTCTGGACCGAAAGCTTCAGCTTGTCGGTCGAGGTGTCATCACCCGGCACTGTGGACTTCGTGTGCGAGACGACAACGTTGCGGGTCCGCAAGCTCTCGAGGGTGGCATCCTGTGGGGCAATCCAGTTGGTCATCAGGTAGAACGAGAACGGCTCCGTTGTCCCCGGACCACCCACAAAGGGCGACCGCGCAAGCACAGGACCAGCCTCCGGGTAGGGCGCGGTGATGCTGGGAAGCAGGGCCTCCCGAATGTCGTAGAAATACACCTGACCCGACCGATCAATCCCCACTGTCGGTCGATCTCCATGCGCGTCCGTCATCGAGATGCGGTCCAGCGCGAAAGCGTACCAGGCGTCCTCCATGTAGTTGTAGACCAGCTCACGGAAGAAGCCGCTCTCGTCGGGATAGTGCAGGCTGACCTCACCCAACTCGGCATCCGAGGACATGAAGCACAGGAAGATGTCAGCATCCTTGATGACCTCGGTGCTGACATGCCGCATAGGGTTCATCACCTGCCGGGCGTTACCACCATCGAACACGTTCAGCGTCCGTGTCTGATCGAACCACCACACCCGACCATCGCTCTCGGTCCATGAGTGGGTGGTCAGCAGACCACGCAGGGAGATCACCGACTTGGTGAACACGTAGAGGTCGTTGCGCGGCGAAAGCAGGATGGTGCGCGTGTCCGTCCAGGTCATGAAGCCGAACTGCGTCGAGCCACCGCCCCTGATCTCGCTGCCCTCGTCTAGCAGGAACTCACCCGAGGCGTTCACGTCGCTCGGCGTCCAATCCTCGAAGCCGAACGGCCCTGCCGGCGTGCCCGATGACGATGGGTCCGTGCGCCGCGCAGACCAGCGCACCACCATGCGAGGGTCATCACCTCCAAAGCCGTCAGTCCCCGCCTTGATCAGGATCCCGGACACGATGCCGCCACCCATGCCGCCAGGCGGCGCATTCGGCAGGATCTGTGCGGTCAGGTTGGCGCGGTCGATGACGTAGGTCTTGCCTGCGAGAGTGGACCGACCGCAGATGATCTCGGTCTCTGTCGCTGCAAACCACCAGCGCCCGAAGTCCCCCACCTCAGGCATCGGGATCGTAAGGCGCTCGCCCGTCTCCCACCTGATGATGGTCATCTCGCGGTCGCCGCCAAGCGCGAGGAAGTTCGCATCACCGTAAAGCGTGGCGATGGGATCGACGCCTGGAAACGTGATGGGCTCGCCCGTAGACTTCGTGATCGCCTTGGTGAACAGGCCAATGGTCTCAGGCGAGCCGAGCCGAAACCGGACGTTCTCGCCATAGAACCAGAATGGCTCAGAGGACAGCGGCGGAAGATCGGTCCGGTATCCTGGCGGGCAAGCGACCTTCATCTGTCCTCACTCCGCTGGCAGCTTCTGGCCTGCATCATGCGTGGGCGTCACGTCCTTGGCAAGCCGACCCCACGATGGCAGGTGATTGTTGCCCAGCACGGTGGGCTTGGTCTCGTTGGCTTTGGTCATCGCCTCGACCTCCTCGCGCAGCTTGCGAAGCTCGACCACGCCAGCCAGCACCGAGTGCCGGGCCAGCGCCTCCTGCACGAACTTCAGCTGATCGAAGGTCATATCCCCGTCGATCGCGAGCAGCAGCACCTGCTTGGATATCTGCGCCACGTCCTCGAGAGTGTCCAGCGCCTGGATCAGCGGAGCCATCAGCCCCTTCGGCATCCGGTTGCCATGCTCCTCAGCCAGACGCTCGATGACCCACCGACTGGTGGGAACGTCGCCCTTCTTGAGCGCCTTGGCCACGTTCGTGTGAGCCTGACCGAGCAGATCGTCAAGCTTCCGGTTGAGCTTGATGGTCTTCTCGGTCTTCGTCAGGCGGCCGACCGGGCGGCCTGGGCTCTTGGGTGGGGGCTTCGGTCCATCAGGTCCGGACCACTGCCCCTTGGGGTTGGGGTTTCCCATCGCGCTACCCTACCTTGCGGATCTGGATCACGTTCCTCGGTCGGAACAAGGCCGTCAAGACAGCCGGCACATCGAGCGCAGGCCAGAGGTCGATCACATGCTCGCGCCAGTCATCGCCCGTGGTGTGAGGGCCGATCAGGCGCACCTTGCCGTTCGGACTGCCGACCAGGTAACCGCACGGCACACCCGCTGCGTCGAGGCCCTGGCCGAAGGCAGGCTGTCCCCTGCGGAGGTCGGGCTTGGCGTTCGGGCCCGCAACCTTCAGCTCGATCCATGCCTGACCCCAGTGCCGGTGCGCGAGGTAGGTGTCATAGGTTCCGAGGTTCCCGCTCGCATCCTCGATCCGGCGGACGAACCAGCCAGTCGGTATGCCGCGGCGGATCTGCGCCCAGAACTCAGCCTCTCTCACTTGCCACCCTTCGGCTTGACGCAGTCACGACCAGCTCCCGCAGGGCCAGCCTTCACCTTGTCGCGGCCGGCGCCAGCATGGCTGGACTTGCCCGCCTTCATGGACTTGCCCACCTTCGGCGTCACACCCATGCGGAGACCGAAGGCAGACGACCTGGCGAG